GTAAACCCTTCACATTCTCTAATAGGAACGCTGTAGGTCGCCTCAGGTCTATTAGACGAGCGATAGTAAAGAAGTGGTTACCCCTTTCATCTTTAAATCCTCCACGCTTTCCAGCGACGGAGAATGGTTGACACGGGAAACCACCAGTTAAGACATCAAAGTCTGGGATCTCGTTGTGAAGTAAGTCATCAATACTTTTACAAGTCATTGATGGATTACTGAAGTTGAGATCAAATGTCATCTGACACTTCGCATCGAAGTCGTTGGAAAAGACAGTAGTAAAACCTGCCTGTTCCATTCCTAATCGGATTCCTCCGACTCCAGCGAAAAGATCAATTGTTTTCATCTTTGTACTCTTCAAACGACATCACTTTAACTTCAGGAAACTCATCCATAATGCCTAACATATCTGTATTAGTACGTACATATTTAGAATATTTATCACCATTGTAAACGAGGATACATTCTTTACCTGTTTCTCTACGTTTCCTTTCTAATTGCCATACTGCTGACATTAATTTGTCAGGTGTACCTTTACTTACTGCATTCTTAGCCTCTAGTATAGTTGTCTCCCATTCAAAATCTGGGAAATGACGTGTGTTATACTTAGGACTAATACCTTGTAAAGTGAGATGTTTAAGTATGGCATTCTCTAGTAGTTTACCGCTTTGGGTGGGTGTAGTCATTAGATTAACCATTCAAGTGGAATGTCATGGAAATGTGTCCATGGAATGTTGTGTTTGTCGCACCATTGTGCGTATGTAGTCTTTGATTTCTTACTTATCCTGTTATATGGAGACTGAAAGATCATACGTAGATCAAGGTCAGGATTCTGTTTCAATACTGCCTTGATCTTACGACGATCCTTACTATCCCAATATCCCTTGCACTCTAATACAACATGTTTATTAGGGAGTATAAAGTCAGGTGTGTAGTTGTGTTCGATGTAGTAAGATACCTTAGTAGTCTCATATTCATAGTCAATTCCTAGATTGGATAGAAGGTCAGCTACTTGTTTCTCCAAGCCTGACCTATATTTAGAAGTCGTCTCCGTCATCATTAGTGGTTATAGGATCACCTGCTTTATAACCTTCAGTAACACCAAACATGGCTGCTACATCAGTGTCATTTAGTTCAGTCTCTGCTGCACCAGCTTTAGCGGTAGAGATTACTTGTACTCCTACTAACTTCAAAGATGTACCATAAGTGGTAGCGTCCTTGAGAATGTAGGGTTTTTGATAGAAAGCTAACTTAACCAGACTACCAGAATATAGAGGAATCTCTAAATCAGTAATAGGTGTACCCTCAGTATCAACAATAGGAGGTTTAGCTTCTGCTTTCCAGGAGAACTTAACCTTATACTTACCTTCAGCTACTTCTTCCCAAGGTTCGGGCTTAAGTACTGAACGCTTAGGGTTCTTGAGTTTACTTTCAGCCCATTTAAGAGCTTCGACTCTATCCTCTTCAAGTGCCATCATCATATTCTCATCTACAATAGCAGATAAAGAATAGTTATGGAACTTCTCTGAGGGTTTCATTATACATTGGAAGCCTTCTAACACGACAGGCTCATCAGTCTTGTGGATTGTTCGGTTCATTAACAGAAAAAATAAGTGGATTGTACCACCGATGACGGTTCTAAGTCACCAATTATGGGTGGTATTGTTTCAGCACCGATTTGTTTGGCAAAATCGGTAAGATAATCGTGCTCAGCAAAAAGGTACATGTAAGTCTCTCTGATGACAGAGGATAACTGAGACATGTCTGTAGCACGAGAGAGAACGCTATCATGAATAAGGGCGATAGGCGCATTGAATTTAACTGCAGATAAGTGGATTAGGCTAGCATCTAGCGAATGTATTAGATTCGGAGCGGTAGCAGCTTTATGTCTACTAATATCTACTTCGTCTGTATCGTCAGTTGCAACCTTAAGTTGACAACGACCTAATAATTGTAAGTTTAATATCTCTACATTTTTCTTCATTAACTTCTGATGTACTACAAATCCCGAGGGTGTAGCCCATTCAAGTTCATCTACGCCACGTTTAATGACTTTAGATACTTCATCTTCAATCCATTTCATGACAGCCATAGGACCAGGCACTACTGTGTGCATGGCATTTCTAACTGCCTTGACTATTAAAGATAAGTTATCCTTATCTATCTCTACTCCTTTCTCCTTTAATGCTTCCCTTATATAGGATCTATTAGAGAAAGGTTTAGCATTATACGGTACGGTCATAACTGTACGTTTAACACTCTTTCTATCCATGAAGTATTGATACTCCTTAGGACAGTTAGGACGTGCAACATCAGCGACAACCTGATAAGCATCTTGTGGTTTATCACTAGGTACTACATTAACTAACTTAGCAGTTGATTCATCCCTTGCAAGACCTGCAAGTATCTGTAATCCACTACAAGTAGCATCAGTAGCTATCATTAATGAAGTGTAATGTCTATCACAAACCATTAGACAGTGATAGTATTCATCACAGGCAGCTAAGAACTGCCAAGGTTCTTCTGCTACTTCCCAAGCTCCAATATTACCTATTGGATCAATAGCTATAGCAAAGATGAGTGTTGAATTATTCTTTACCCATTCAAGTCTTTCTTGCATAGTGTCCTTTGTTCGACCATATGTAGTAGCTACTTGAAAGGCTAACCAATCCTCAGATTCAGGTGTTAGGAATGCTTGATCAGCAAACCGGATTAAACTTTTTCCAAAGTCTGTATCCTGAGGAGTTAGGAAGGCAGGTATAGGATAGGTTCTTCCACGGTAATCGAATGACCATGGGATATAGAATTTATCTACACCTTTGAACCTAGCTGCTGCCTCCATTGTCATCCTAGTTCTACACGAGCGTTTAAATTCTTGTGCATTCCTATTCCTAACTTCAGCTGCAGCTCTACGGTAAGCCTTACGGCTATCCTTATTGTCTGCTATATCTACTGGTTTAGGTGGTAAAGGATGATCTATTATAGGAAGGAACTTTCCAACTGCTATACCTCTCTTCTGCAATGTTTCAGCCACATCCACTATAAATGGATTGAGAGTGTAAGCAACCTTCTGTATATGATTGAGAAAAGCTATTGGTGTCTCTCCCTGTATACGTAAGTCATCACCACGTCTAACTAATTCATGTCCTCGCATCACCTCATTTAAAAGGTAACCACCAGGTTGATGATTAGTCCAGTCGTTAGGTGGTATAAGCATAGGCCAGGTTAAAGGACTGAATAACTCAGCATTAGCCATGACCTCATCTTTAATCTTAAGAAACTCAGCAGTAGGTACGACATAATTAACTGTCTTTCTACCTTCTCTTCTGCATTCCTTTTCAAACCAACCGCTAGTCTCAAGTAAACAATCAAGTAACCAAGCGCCTAGTTTAATTCTATTAACACGACCCCATGCTTCCCACTTCTTAACCTCACAGCGATTCATGAGTGTGGATATCACTGTGATCTTCTGATGTGTACCACATGCTTTATGCCAATAGTTCTTCTTTAATACATTAAGTAAACCAGGGGCATGTTCTTCATAATGTCTGAGTTGACATTCATCTTCAACTGCTTTACCAATACCATCACATACGTTAGCTATTAAGTTACTACTATCCTTATATCCAAATACCTTATCAAAGGTAATCTTACAAGTAATAGCAGCAGCAGCTAATGGTTCAAGTCCTGTAATATACTGTTGTATCTCTTTAAATGTTCTACCATTCTTACCCTTACGTATACGTATATTAGTATCTTCTATACGTTCTACTACTAAAGGTAATAATGTATCAATAGAAGCTATACCATACACAGAAGCAGAGGAGTAGTTACTCTCCTCTAGTCTCCTTGTATTGTCTCGTAATCTCTTAAGACCTTGCCTTATTTGATCACGTTCTAGTTGTACCTGTTCATCAATCTGTGCAGGTGTGGGCATAAGGTACCAGCAATTTGTACTGATCATCTTCAAGTTGCTCTTGTGCAAGACGTAGTATCTCATCTTTATGTGGATGATTCTCTACATCTTTAATTAACTGAGCAACTCTTCTATCGTAAGTTGTTTCGTTCATCAGTCTCTCCTGATAACTTGTACTTGGTCTTCATCAGCTATTGTAATTTCAACCACATCAGGATTATTCATTAGGGTGTCAATCCTCTTCTCAGCTGCATTGGTTCGTCTGTAACTGTACTCCTTTACTTTACCAGTTCTGGATTCAGCACGTATGATACATGTATGAGAAGATAAGATCTCCCAACCATGAACTCTCCATTTCATAAACTCCTTAAATGAACAGTCAGTAAACCATTCACTAGGTGCTTCTTTATACTCCTTCCAATTATTAGGGAAGTAAGGTTTCTTCTTTGTCATAACCAGAGTAATGCATCTCCGTCTAGTCCGCCTTCATCATTATCAATAGCTTCATCTAATCCAACGTCTTTAAGTTCAGCACCTAACCTATTAGCTTCAACTCGTGCATCTTGTGCAGCTTGATGATGCTCATTAGCTAGTATGTAGAACTCATGTCCATTAACTAGAGTAGCACGATAACGACGCATGAATGGTCCGTTGCCAGTAAGAGGCATTTGTAGTCACCTGTGATGAGTGTGTAATAAGAAATAGGAGGAAGTATATCAAATGACATTTAACTTCCTCTTGAGAGCTTG